CGTCATCATCGGTCTCGCCAACCGCGACGTTGAAGATCATCTTCAGGAGATAGCGGGCACCGTAGGAGAACGCGGCTCCGGCGGCATGGGTCTTCGTCATCACGTCGCCGCCCTTGGCGCCCTTGCCGTCCGCCGGCATGTCCACCTTGTAAGTGCGTTTGAAGCCGGCATTGGTGACGTAGCAGAGCACGCGGACGACATCCGCAGCGGGCGCGTCGCCAGTATCGAAGCTGAGGGCGAAGCCGTGCTTCGTGTAGGTCGGCCGCAGGGCGTGATCCAGCGCGGCGTAGGTGGCATACCTGCTCCGGGTCTGCGAGTTGTCGCGATCTGGCGCGACTGCCCGCATTTCCTTCTGCGCCTCGGCCATCGCCGCGTTGAAGGCGTTCTCGGCCATCCTGGCGTCCACGCGCTCCTTCATCGCCAGCATGCGGTCGAGCTTGTCCACGTCCACGTTGTCGGCGAGCGCAAGGCGCTCCACCATCTGGACAAAGGCGAGATCGGCGCTCACTGCCGGCGCCTGTTGGGCAGTGGCCGGAATGACTTCCTGCTTCGGTTGCGCGTTCATGCTGTTCCTCCGTTCCGCCAGCGTCACTTCCTGTTGGGACACGGCTAGGACTCCTCGCTATTCGGGGTGGGGGAGGGGACGAACAGCGCTGCCTCGATTTGATCGAGCGCGGCTTCGGTGATGTGTTGGGCGGCGTCGCGCCTATCCAGCCGCTTGACGATGGCTTGGACGCGCATTTCGCGCTTCTCTTCGGCGATTGCGGCGCTTATCTCGGCGTCGGTGCTTGCGTCCCAAATCTTCAAACTCTGGCGCGACCAGCCATCACCCGTCTGCGTGGCCTCCCAGGTCTTGCGATAATCACCTTGCGGCTCGTGGGGACGCCACTGTTGCGAACTGCCCTTGAGAGTGAAGCGCCCGCTCTTATGGGCCTTCTCGACAAAAGCTTCGGCGTAGCGGGGGCGATACCAGCCATTGGTCGAAGCGATTGCGACACGAGCGCCGGGAACGAATGGACTGACCTTCTCGCACATCACCGCCTCCCCCCGCATGCGTCTATGGCAGCGATTGCCCGCTCTGCGGCTGAACGGGCGGTGGCAAGCACATTCTCAGTCGGGCGAGCGTGCATCAGGTGAGCGGCGTAGATGGAATCCGCTGCGGCGGTCAGGTCGTTGGCGACAAGCGCGATGGTTTCGTAAAGTTGCAGAACGTCCAGTTCGGCGGCTGTCGGGGCGGCGGTGGTCTTGCGGAGGGGGATATTCACAGAACCTCCTCCAACACGCGCCAACTCTTGAGCGTGTTGCTCTCAAACGTGACCTCGATCGGGACGCCAACCAGTTGAGCGACGCGCTGCTTCTTCGCCTTGGTCAGTAGCTCGCGCACGAACAGCGAGGCGTTGCCGAGTTCTCCGATACGATCAGCTTCGGTCCACTGGGCCCGGTCTGTGCGCTCGATGCCCCATGCGCCCTTGAAGTCGCTAACGCCCCATGACTGTCCGCCAAGCTCGAACGAAAAACCGAGCATTGCGTCCTGATAGCCACCCCAACCAAAGTCGGCTTTCTTGATGCTGCCGAGTTCTTTGCGCTCACCCATCACGCATCCGCCTGAATAAGAGTGCGTCCGTCCTCGCTTCTCCAACCAGCGCCATCCGGAAGTTCGATCCACTTCCCGACATCGGAAGCCTGCTTGGCGACATCGGCGTTCCAGTAGGGTCCACCGCTGGTGATCAGCACGCCGTGGACGTATTCGAGCAGGTAGACCGGGTTGCCGGGGTTCAACTGGACCGGATGCCGTGCCGGCAGCATTTCGCGGGCCTGTGCCGCCATGCGGTCGCCGAGCCAGTCGGACTGCCATCCGGAAATCACGAGAGAAGCGGTGTCCCGCTGGGTGAGGGTATCCATGTCAGCGGACCTCCGCCCGAAACACGCGGTACCAGCCGCCGTCCTGCCGCGCGAAGAATGCCCGCAGGCCAGACTTGCGAAGGGCTGCGACCCGCATGATCGCCTGACGCTTCAGGTCGCCATCGGCCTCGTTGATGATGTCGCCGTCGCACTCGTACCGGATGCCCTTGCGGGTCCGGTAGCTCTCGGTCTGGTGCTTGAAGGGCATGACGCGGCTCCCGTGTGGCTATGGGAGCAATGTGGATCACATCCACACAAAAGGCAATAGAAAAGTGGATGCTATGAACGCATTTTTTCTAAGAGCCTGTTTTCAGTAGGGTTTCTATGATCGTCTGTATCTGCCGCTGGGTCGGTTCAGGGGCCTTTTTCAGGCTTTCATAGATCGACCACGGCGCGCCTTGAACCGCCGGATTGCGCATTATCAGGTCGGCGGGCTCACATTGGTAGGCATCCGCTGCAGCTTCCAGAAGTGCTTGGGAATACGGGCTTTTCAGGTTCTCTATCTTGGAAAGTTGCGTCCGGGATAGGCCCAGCCGCTCCGCCCCCTGTTCCTGGCTGAGCCCGCGATACTCCCGCCATTCCTTCAGGTAGTGGCGTCGGAGTCGGCGGCGATGATGGGGGCGAGCTGGCATGCGGGCATCTTCGACCCCTGTGAACTTGAATCCACGTCCTCACATCCACATCGTGCTTGACATCCACGTGGATGTGATCCACTTTAGCCGACATGACCCCGCTGGAAACGTTCATGCTCGCCGAAAAGATGACCGACCGGCAGCTCGCCGAAGCGGTCGGCCGTGAACGTTCGACCATTACAAAACTGAGGCACGGCAAGGCCCGTCCGTCTTGGGAACTGGCGAACAAGATCGCCCGCATATCCAAGGGGAAGGTTCCGCCAGACGCCTACCCCTCCCCCAAGCAAACGGCTGCCGCATGACGGCGCTACTCAAGGGAACGCAAGGTCCGGGGCTCGCTGTCGCCGTTCATGTGCAGGAGCTTCGCTCTTATTCGCAAGCAATCCGCCAGGAACATATCGAAGGCCGGGATCGGCAAAGCCAGAATGACCGCCCGTATGCGGCTGGTCGTGTCGGCAACTGGGTCGTGCTGATCGCTGTAGGCCCAGATTTTCACGCCGCCGGCCATCACGTCCAGCTTGGCAAAGTCAGCGTGGAACTCGGGGCAGACATCCCCCGCGAGCATCTCGGGCTCGCTTGCCGTTTCTTTCCTCGGCATGTCTCAACCCTCCCGAACCGATACTACCAACACTTGTCAGCCGGGCAATATTCACGTTTCCGCCATCCCCTGCCATCGCGGGCGATAGGGTTAACCGCCTCACAAAATTCCGAGGGTCGGACGGCACGGGGGCACGTTTCCGCCCGACCCTCTCTCAGCCCGGCGCGGCGGCGACCGGGTTTCTCAATTCCCCTTGGCGCATCTCTCGCGGGAAGCGCCGAGACCCCCCATCGGGCGATGGTTGCCCTCCCGCCCGGAGTCCGATGGGGGAATTCATTCATGCATGCGGCGGGGCCTGACCACGCCCGCATGACCGGCCGGGTGCAGCTCCCAGCCCGCCCTCGCGGCGCCCGGCCGGCTCAATCTCGCGACCACCATCAGCGCGGCTTCGCCGATCGGCTGAAAGCCCTGATGTTTGTGTCTGCACATTCTTCGCCATCCCCAATTTCTCGCGCCTCGGCTGTGACCGCCAAGCCCTGCCGGGTGCGCGATGCAAGCGAACCACCTGTCCGCTCCCTCGACGCTCAACGTAGTCGAGGAGATGTCGGGAATGCGCGACCAGAAGTCGTTCAATTCGCATAGCGATCGCAAGGAGTTAGTTGTGACCGCCCTAGCATTGGAAATGCGCCGGATCGTCCAGCATGCGGCAAGCCCGGTTCAGCCGGGGGAGACGATCAAGGCGCAACAGAGACGCGCATGGGAGGCGTTGAAACGGCCACCGTTCTGGCGGCTTCGCGCAGCCTGGTACGGCGAGGCGGGATCGTGGTCCGCCGTCGCCGCGGATGATCTACGGCGACGTGATGCGGAACGCCGCCGGAAGGAGGCCAAGGCCCGTGACCAAGCAAGCGAACTCGCTGCGCTCTACCAAGGAATCGCCGCCCGTCTTTCTTCGACGGACGCGGACTTTCATCGCCACGATGTTGCTGCGCTCCTCGATGCGGCGCGCTCGCTGGGCGCTGGCAATAGCGCCGTGGCTGAAGCCACCGACAAAGACTGAGGAGAAGTGATGCTCGAAACACCGACCATATCGGCAAGCAGCTACGCCAACGCGCTGAACCTAGCGTCGTTTGGCTTGCCAACGGCGGCGCATGATTTCGCCGGCTGGGATGCGAAGCAAGCAGACAAAGTCGTCGGCAGACTATTCCAACACGAACCCCAACAGGAGGCCCGCGTGGCCGATTTCTCGACCCGTCTCGTCAAGGTGTTCATCGTTGACCCGAACATCAATCTGCCCCTCGAAAACCGCCTGCTCTATCGCGGCGACGAGAAGATCACCGACCTGACGGATCAGGAATTGTTCTTCGAGGTGGACATCAACGGCCTGCTCGCGAAGCACAACGAAATACGCCTCAAGACCGAGGACAAGAAGGCGAACAAGGACAAGCCAGTCTACCTCGAAGCGGCCCGCGTTCGCGACCTGAAAATGCAGGTTGTCGTCCTCGCCCAGTTCTGACCCCCACCGACACAGGAGATGGGAAACGAGATGAGCGGACTTGAACTGTTGCTAGCCATTATCGCGATTGGGGCAGCCGTGACGTTCGTTGTCTGGTTTCTGTTCCTGTTCGTGCTGGTGCCGCTCCTTGAGCGCTGGCTGTTGCCTGCTGGTGACGACGCGGACAGCGAAGCATGAGCCGCCTCTGGTCCAACGCCACGAACCTACCTCCGCCGAGCAAGGCATTCGACGGCGAGACATACTCAGCACCGCGGGATTTCGTGCGGCTCACCGGGCAATGGCTCCGCGTATTCAAGGTAATGCGCGACGGCGAGTGGCGTTCGCTCAATCAGATCAAATCAGCCATTTTCGGCTTCGCTGACAATGCGGATTCGGAAAGCGCCATATCAGCCCGCCTCCGAGATTTTCGCAAACCGCGTTGGGGTGCTCACACCGTAGAGCGGCGGCATCGCGGCGCGGGCCTCTGGGAATACCGCCTTCTCGTGCGGAAGGGGAGGGACGCAGCGTGAGCACCGGCCTAGCCGCACGATTGAAGGGTCCGGCTCCGAAGCGTCACGCTGTCGATGCCCTGATGCTGGACCTCCCCATGCCGATCAGCGTGAACCGTCTGTGGGCCGGCAACGGGCAGGGCTCGCTGCGCACGACTGCCGCCTACAAAGCATGGATCAACGAAGCCGGCTGGGCACTCATCGAACAGCATCCTGGCTGCGTCCACGGCCGCTATCGACTCCACATCGAGATTAGCCGCACGGGCACTAAAGCCGACCTCGGTAATTTCGAGAAGGGGGTTTCCGACCTCCTGCAAGCGCACGGTGTCATTGAGAACGACCGATTGGCGGAAGAGATTCACATCGCGTGGTCGGATGAACTAACCAATCAGTGTCGGGTCACCATCTTCTCCCTCCCCCTCCGTGAACAGGGAGGGGGATAGATGGAGAAACTCAAGACGCTCGATTTGTTCAGCGGCATCGGCGGCTTCAGCCTTGGGTTGGAGCGCACGGGCGGATTTGAAACGGTCGCCTTCTGCGAAATTGATCCTTTTTGCCGGCGCGTGCTCGCGAAGCACTGGCCCACGGTGAGGCAATACGAAGATGTCCGAACACTCACCGCCGAACGGCTCTCCGCAGACGGAATTTCCGTGGATGTCATCTGCGGAGGCTTCCCCTGTCAGGACATTAGCTTCGCTGGAAAAGGCGCCGGAATTAAGGGCGAGCGCTCTGGCCTATGGACGGAATACGCCCGCCTTGTTGACGAGATACGACCTAGTTTTGTCATCGTGGAAAACGTGGCAGCGCTCCTTTCTAGAGGACTGGACGTTGTTCTCGGGGACTTGGCCACGCTCGGGTTTGATGCGGAGTGGCATTGCATACCTGCTGCCGCCGTTGGCGCCCCTCACAGACGCGACCGGCTCTGGATCGTGGCCTACCCCAACATCGATCGACGCGACGATGATGGCGAAGGGTCGGACGGAAACCAAGGGGATGCACAGCCTGCAATTGTCGCATTGCGCGAACCGTGGATACGGCCCGAAGGGGGAGCCGATGTGGCCCACGCCGCACGGCTTCAGTCAGGACGGCAAGAGCAACGGCCCGAGCGGGAACGAGCTCGGGCGAGCAGTGAACCAGAGTCTCTGGCCGACGCCACGAACGACGGGGCTGGATGGAGGCAGCAACAGCCGCAAGGCGGCAAAAGCTCGCGGCATGTGGCCAACGCCGCTAGCTGGCGACGGCGTGAAGATGTCCTCGATGAGCAAAGCGCGCCGCGCGTCGGGGAAATTACCAGACAGCTTGCCGGATGCCTTGCGGGAGCAAACGGGCAGTGGGTCCCTGAACCCGACGTGGGTCGAGTGGCTCATGGGATTCCCTCTCGGGTGGACCGATTGCGAACCCTCGGCAACGCCGTCGTCTCGAAGATCCCCAAAATAATCGGCAACGCCATTCTTGCGCATCTCCAAGCGGAGCGTGTCGCAGCATGACCGCCCTCCGCTGTATAGCCCAGCTCATCACCCACACGGCTCGGGGAGAGGCTAGATGACCGTCGTCGCCTCGAATTATGCCCGCAAGGAAAACGACCTCTACCAGACCGAGCCGTGGGCGACGGAGGCATTGCTGCGACAGTTTCCTGTCGTCGGAGTTTCGGTATGGGAGCCTGCCGCTGGAAACCACTTAATCGCGGACGTGCTTCGCGAGTCCGGAGCCGCCGAGGTGGTGACTAGCGATATAGCCATGTACGACCGCCGGCATGATTTTCTCTTTGATTTTCTGCGGCCGGATCATGACACAGATTTCCCCGGCCGCGCCAGCCAGAACATAACCGTTTCGTGGAAGCCTACACAGGCGCTCATCACGAATCCGCCTTACGGTCGCGGCAATCACGATGCGGTGCGATTTGCGCAACAGGCGCTCCGCCGCTGCAATGGCTTGGTCGCGCTGTTGCTGACGGCGAAGTTCGATTTCGGCAAAACGCGCCGCCATCTCTTTCGCGATAACCCCCGCTTCATGGCGAAGGTCGCCCTTGTCGATAGGTTGAGTTGGACGCTCGACGGCGAAACGGGGACAGAGGACCACGCCTGGTTTGTGTGGGGACCGACGCCGCGCGTCCCGCGAAACCCGACGATGTTTTGGGAGGGCCGCAAGCCATGACTGCGCTCCGCCTCCCTTTGCCGGACTTGCGTGAAGCCGCCCGCGAGCTCGTCGCGTTGCTCGCGGTTCATCGTTCTCGCATCCGTCGGGAGTCGAGGCCCCGTGTCTACGTCTACCTCTCCTATTCCGGAGTCGAGATGATCCAGTGGGGGATGCCGGGGGAGGTGCGGTTCTATGGCTAACCTTCGATGGGGCAAGGCCGACGACGCCAGGCTGACCGAACTGTGGGGCACGATGCCGGCGAAGCAGATCGCCGAAATCATCGGCAACGCGACCAAGAACGCGGTTATCGGCCGGGCGCACCGCTTGCATCTACCCGTCAGGAAAGAGCCGGGAACGCCGCGCGCCAAGAAGCGCAAGCACGATCCGCGCGTGGACTACTCGCTCGCGAAACGCTTCCGCCGGCCGCGCATCGTGCCTGCCCACGTCGCCAAGCCCAAGCCACCTGTGGAGGTTCCCATGCCGGAGAGCCTGCTTCTGTCGATCATGGAGCTCGGTAACTTCACCTGCAAGTATCCCGACGACGGGGAGCGCGCGGTGACGTTCTGCGGCAACCCGTGCGCCAGCGCCGCGAAGCCGTGGTGCGATTTCCATTTGCGGGTCGTCTACACCGCGCCGCAACGCCGGTCTGGCAGTCATGGCTTTGCGATCAAGCGCAATTTCGATCTGCCGGAGGTGGTGGCATGACCCAGTTCGGCACTCGTCCGGTCATTGCCGGCAGCAAGTTCTTTCCGAGGCAGCCTCTGCCAGGCATCACCGACATGGTGATCATCGACGCCTGCAAGCGCTTCGGGGTGACCCGCAACGGTCTGCTCGGCAAGTGTCGTGAAAAGCGTCTGGTCAGCGCCCGTGCCTATGCCGCGGATCGTCTCGTCAATGCGCTTGGATATTCGCGCCCGAAGGCTGGCCGCGTACTGCACCGGCATCACACCACGATCGTCAACCTATTGTTGAAAAACGTGAGGGGCATGAAGGCACAACCAAAAGCCTCTGCGGTTCTCGCGGCAGAAGTCAGGCGTCTGTTTACCGAGCATCACATGGATACTCTGGCGATAGCGCTCCGCCTGAACTGCACCGAGGCTCAAGTTTACAACGCGCTTCACACTTCGGTGAATGAGCGACGTTTGAGCACTCCAGATTCCGCAGCGCCCCTTGCGGATGCGCCGCTGACAGGGGACTAGAATAGAAATGGAGCAAATCAGCATACAGCCGGCGCACACAACGGGGAGGTCAAGCGGCGCCTCCGTGCGCCCGAAAGCCAAGCGAAAGTACTGGTCGCCGGAGGACGCCGCGCGCTTCGCCTCGCTGTGCGAGCGTCTGACCGCCGCAGAATTATGCAAGGAATTTCCCGGCCGCACGAAGAAAGCGATGTGGGCGCGAGCGCGGGAACTGAAATTGACGATAGGCCGGAGCCCGATCGGCGGGAATAACTGGCGCGGGCGGATGCCATTCCCCAAGCACGCCCATCCATTCGTTCGCATGCTTATGGTGGAAGCCAACAAGCGGAAGCTGTTCCTGCATGAACTGTGTGAACAGGCCGGCATCAGCAAGAGCACGGCCGACAACTGGCGCTACGCGACCACGCCGCACATGGGCGCTCTCATCGCAGCGCTGAACGTCGTCGGCCTCGACCTTGCCGTGGTGCGGATAGAGGAGCGCACATGACCGACAGCAACGTCGTTCCGCTCGCTCGCCCAGCAACTTTTGACGAGTTCTGGAAGGCGTATCCGAAGCGCGTCGGCAAGCCGCTCGCCAAGGCGAAATGGGATGCGATCACCAACGGTGGTCTGCGCACGCGCACGCTCGACAAGGACAGCGGGCAATATGTGGCGATCGAGCTCAAGGCGGACGCCGCCGAACTGATCGAGGCCGCGAAGCGCTATCGCGACACGCAGATGGACAAGAACACCTACCGCCTGAAAGACGATGGGCGGTTCACACTTCACCCGGCGTCGTGGCTGAACCAGGGCCGGTGGGAAGACGCATGAACGGCGCGCGCACGATGCCCCCGATGGGTAAGGGCAGCGCCCAAAAACAAGACCCCCGCGAACTTGGCCGGTTCGCAGGGGCTACTACAAGATTTGGTGCCGGTTCCACCCGAGCGGCGCTAAATCTAGACCAAAGAGGTCGTGAATGCAACTGGCCGAACAGCGGCGCGATTATTCCACCCGAGCGCCCGAAGGATTTGGCATCGATCTGAGGGACAACCTGACGACCATACCCCCGATTGTAGGTGGCTGCTCACGGCCCGTTAGTGAGGGGAGGGCGAATTGGCGCTCGATAACGCGCAGTCAGGCTATCTCGCTGTTTCAAAGATGCCCCCGACGATCTTCCGCAGAGCCGAAATGCGGGAGGGAGGGGTACGGGTGGGCGGACTATGGCCAGATGGGGAGAAGTCGGCTTCCCCCATCCACCGAGGCAGTAGCGGCATGAGATACACGGCGGAAAGCTTCGGCAATCTGTGGAAGGCAATCGACAAGCTCACCGAGGGGACGGGCGTGTTTCCGCGCCGCTCAGTGGTGATCCCCAACGGCGAGGTGGAGGCCGTGCTTGCTGCCCTCCGCATAGCCGCAAGGGTGATGGAGCCGGAGTTTCTGGAAGATGCTCTTCGCGACCGATACGACACGCCACTATCAATTGCTGAGGATGTCCGCGAAGCCCTCACCCACCCCAAGGAGGGGACATGAGCGAAATCATCAGCGGGGCGCTGACCCTTGCCGGCCTCTTGTTGATGGCCTGCCTGATGGTCTGGCTGTTTGCTCCGGAATTCGTCGTGGTGATGTGGGCATACCGTGAGGTGCGCAAGGCTGCGGCGATGCTGCCGGAATCTGACCGAGAGCGCTACATCAAGGAACAGCACGAAGGAATATCGCGCGGCATTTCCAGCAAATCCACCCACCCCAAGGAGGCGGGATGAGCGACTGGCAACCGATTGAAACCGCGCCGCGGGACGGGACAAGCGTGCTGTTGGTGTCCGGCCCCCCGGTCCAAAACCGTATCGTCCTGACATCGTGGGTAGGAGCGCCACACAACCACTGGCGGGCCGAACCGTTTGGCCGATTTACCCACTGGATGCCTCTCCCCGATCCCCCTTCTCCCTAACCACACACAGGCACCAGTGACCTCCCGCAAACGAGGAAAGACAATGGAGCAGACCATCGAGGTGCCGAACCCACTGCGGGAGCTGGTGCCGCAGCTCCGCACGGTCAGGGGCGCGCTCGCCTACCATGAGGACAGGGTGAGGGCTCAGCGCTCTCTTCGGGACGATCCGCTTGCCCGCATGCACCAGCGCAAGCAGATCAACGGCGCACAGTACCAGGCCGGCCGTGACCTTCAGCGGCTCCTGGAAGATGCCGAGATCGGCAAGTTGGGCTCGCCGGACTATTCGCAGGAGCCAGTAGACGGCGGCAACCGCGTTCCCGAGATCGTCACCGAGAAACAGCGCCGCGCCGTGAAAGACCTCATGCCGATATGGCCGAAGCTCGGTCAAGAGGGAACGTCGATCCTGCGGGATTTCCTCGTTGATCGGCTCGACTGCTCGCTGATGGCGCTGAAGCGCGGAGAAGCACCAACCAAGCGCGCCCAGCTCTATTTCGGGCGTCGCGTCCGCGAATGCCTGACCACGATGGCGCGGCACTTCAAGCTGGCTTGACAGGTGTCACGCAAACCATCATCATTCCGGTAACGTTCCGATTTGTCGCCCGGCCGGAGAAATCCGCGACCGGGTTTTTTGTTGCCCGAAAGCCAATGGCCGCTCGCACCCGTAAAATCCGCCACGACGAAGAGACGAGAGCGAAGATTCAAAGCTCGCAGATCGTCAATCGCCTGATGGATCACATCAATGGGAACGTCGAGCTTTCCGCCACCCAAGTCAGTTCCGCTTTGGGCTTATTGCGCAAGACGTTACCCGATCTGGCTGCCGTCGAGCATTCCGGCGAGATCGAAACCAAGCGCGCCAACGAAATGAGCGACGATGAACTTGCCTCTATCGCGGCAGGAAGCAGCACAAATGCTGCTTCAGCGCCGGACGATCCGCAAGTCGTACACTGACTGGTGCAGGTACAAGGGCTTTGAGCCCGCCCGCCATCATCGGCTGATAATCGCAGAGATTGAAGCGTTCCTGCAGTCCGACGATGAAGTGCTGCTGCTGTTCGCCCCGCCTGGCTCGGCCAAGTCCACCTACGTCTCGGTTCTCTTCCCGCCTTGGTATCTGGCGAGCCGCCCACAGAACAGCATCCTGTTCGCGACCCATTCAGTTGAGTTTGCGGAGCGGTGGGGCCGGCGTGTCAGGAATGACATTTCTATCGACCCCGAGACGCTAGGAATAAGATTGTCGCCGGACAACCAGGCGGCTGCCCGATGGGCGCTGACGACTGGCGGAGAATACTACGGGGTTGGTGCCGGGACGGGCATTTCTGGCTTCCGCGCTGATCTCGGGCTCGGGGACGATTTCTTCGGCTCTCGCGAGGACGCCTATTCGGAGACGGTCAGGCGCAAGCGCTGGGACTGGTATGTGGATGACTTCAGCGCTCGTCTGAAGCCTGGCGCCAAGCGCATCCTGATGAACACCCGCTGGCACGAAGAGGACGTAGCCGGCAGGGTACTGGAGCAGATCAGGCGCGGCGAGGTAAAGGGCCGCGTCGTGTCGATCCCGGCCATTGCCGAACCGGAAGACAAGCTCGGCCGCAAGGTCGGAGAATATCTGTGGGACGATCCGACCGGCTACAACTACGGCCAGTTCCTTCGCGCCCGTCAGCGTGAAACCTCTCCGATGATGTGGTCTGCGCTCTACCAGCAGCGGCCCGCTCCGGAAGAGGGCGACTACTTCAAGTCCGAGTGGTTGAAAACCTACAGCACGAAGCCGCCCAAGGCCGAGATGCGGGTCTATGGCGGCTCCGATTACGCAGTGACTGCGGACGGCGGCGACTACACGGTTCACGCGGTTGTCGGCATCGATCCCGAAGACCGCATGTATCTCCTCGACCTGTGGCGGAAGCAAACCGCATCGGACGTGTGGGTCGAAGCGTTCTGCGATCTGGTCATCGAGCACAAGCCGCTCGGCTGGGCCGAAGAGCAAGGGCAGATCAAGGCCGGCGTCGGCCCGTTCCTGGAGCGCCGTCAGAGAGAGCGCAAAGCCTACGTTGCGCGGGAGCAGTTCCCGACACGCGGCGACAAGGCGGTGAGGGCGCAATCCATCCGCGGCCGCATGGCGCTGAACGGGCTGTACGTGCCCGCCAACGCGCCGTGGCTGGCTGAGTTGCGGCGAGAGCTGCTGTCCTTCCCCGCCGGCAAGCACGACGACCAGGTGGATGCGCTGGGGCTGATCGGCCAATTGCTCGACCAGATGGTGAGCGGCGAGAAGGCCCGGCCGAAGACGAAGCCGGTTGTCGATCGCTGGTTGACCAGAGACGAGCAGACGGAGGGCGAGAATTGGAAAACAGCCTGATCGGTGTTCCGTTTGTGATTATCGCCGGCCTAGCGTTGATTGTGCTCGGCGCTCTCTGGCTTTGGCAGGCAATTGATATTCAGGATTGGGGCATCACTCCTGTGCCGATCGCTTGCATTGTCTTTGGTTTGGCAGAATTGGCGCTGCCGCTCTTGGTTGTCTACGGACTGGTTTGATCGTGGAAAACGGCGTGACCTCCGAAACCGGCGAAGCAGACAAGGGCTCGTTGCTCAGTGTCGGCGATCTTTGCCGCATGTTCGAGGACGCCGAGGAAGCCACGCTTGATGCCCGCAAGCAGGCCGAACGTGACCGCGACTACTACGACAACAAGCAACTGACCGCTGCGGAAAAGGCTGTCCTCGCCAAGCGTGGACAGCCGGAAGTCGTCATCAACCGCATCAAGCGGAAGATAGATTTTCTGGTGGGGCTGGAGAAGCAGCAGCGGGTCAATCCGCGCGCTCTCCCGCGAACCCCGATGCACGAGGCCGACGCGGACGGGGCGACGCAGGCCCTGATCTACGTCGCGGACGAGCAGAACTACGACAGCAAGCGCTCGCAGGTCTGGCGCAACATGCTGGTGGAGGGTGCGGGCGGCATGGCCGTAGCCGTCGAACCGTCCAAGTACGACAAGCAGCAGGCGATGGCCACGACGGCGCTGACGCCGCAGCAGTCCTACGACATCAAGCTGCGCCGCATTGCATGGGATCGGATGTTCGCCGATCCCCATTCGAGCGATCCGGATTACGAAGACGCCAACTACAAGGGCGTCGTGATCTGGATGGACTACGATGATGCCTTGGCCAAGTACCCCGAGGGCAAGGAAGCCCTCGACACCACGATGGCTTCGGCTACGCAGTCCGACACCTACGACGACAAGCCGAAGTTCCGGCTATGGGCGGACACCAAGCGGAAGCGGGTTCGCATCGTCCAGATCTGGGTGAAGCGCGAGGACGAGTGGTACTTTGCCGAGTTCACCAAGGGCGGCATCCTGAAGGCCGGGCCGTCGCCCTACCAGACCGACAAGGGCGGCAGCGATTGCGAGCTGATCTTCCAGTCGGCCTATGTCAACCGGGAGAACGAGCGCTACGGCGTTGTGCGGGAGATGATCTCCCCGCAAGACGAGATCAACAAGCGCCGGTCGAAGTCGCTGCATTTGCTGAACACCGCGCAGATCGTCACCGAGCGCGGAGCGTGGGAAGGCGACCTTGAGGCATTGCGCCGCGAGGCTGCCCGGCCGGATGGCGTTATCATCCTCAATCCGACCGGCGGTTCTCTCAAGGACAAGTTTCAATTCGAGACGCGAACCGATCTAGCAACAGCCCAGATGGGCCTGCTCCAGGAGGCAAAGAACGAGATCGACCTGATGGGGCCAAATGCGGCCATGCAGGGCGACCAGCCGGACAAGAGCGCATCGGGCAAGGCCCTGATCGCATCCCAGCAGGGCGGCATGATCGAGATGGGCGACCTCCTCGACAACCTGCGTCATTTCGATGTGCGCGTGTTCCGATCAATCTGGAATCGGGTGCGCCAGTTCTGGGATGGGCCGAAGTGGGTGCGCATCACCGACGACGAACGCAACATGAAATGGGTCGGCGTCAACGTCCCGCAGGAGCAAATCCAGATGCTCCAGCAGCAGAACCCGCAGATGGCCCAGCAGATCAAGGCGTCGGTCGGCAATGTTGCTGAGCTGGATTGCGACATCACGATCGATGACGCGCCCGACAACGTGACGCCGCAGCTCGAACAGTGGCAGTCGCTGGTCGAGCTGAAGAAGGTGGACGGCAACAACGAACTGCCGTTCCGGGTGCTGCTGGAGGCTGCGCCGAACCTGAAGAACAAGGACAAGATTCTCGACATGATGGATCAGGCCCATCAGCAGGACCCGATGGCCGAGGAAGCCAAGCGGATTGCGCTGGAGGGTGAGCAGGCCAAGGTCGAGGAGACGCAATCCAAGACGCTGAAGAACATGGCGCAGGCCCATCAGGCGGTACAGCCCGAGGCGCAGCCGGTTCCTGAGCAGCCGATGCCGGAAGGCCCGAAACCGCCAAGCGTCGCGATCAACTTCAAGGACCTCCCGCCCGACGCGCAGGCACAGGCGCTGCGGGAAGCGGGGATATTCATTCCGGCCGGGGCGCTCGCCGCACATCAGGCCGAACAGATGCGGCAGCAGGCAGCGTTGAAAGCCGCCAGCCGTCCAAAGACACCAGTAGCAGCGTAGGCCGCCGCCGGGCTTAACGGGCGCATCGGGTTTCCTGTCCCGCAAATCAGGAAGTGCCGCCGACTTCACGGGCGTCAGCCGCCGCCGGGTTACGGGCGATTCGTGCTCCCCACGATAGAGAGATAGCCAAGTGACCAACACGCTGGACAGCATTCTGTCCGGGCAAAACGATATTGCTCCGGAACAACCGCCTGCCCCTGAAACGCCTGCACCGGAACAGCCGCGCGATGAGCACGGCAAGTTCGCGCCGAAGCCCCGAGTTGAGGCTGAGCCCGCACCGCAGGCACCGTCGCCCGTAGCGCCCCAAGCGCCGCAGGCCGGACAGGAGCCGCCCCCGCGCCAAGCCCCCGTCGCCGCCGTTGTGGCGGAGCGGAACAAACGGCAGGAGGCCGAAGGCAAGAATGCGAACCTGGAGGCCGAACTGGCTTCCATGCGTGCCGAGATACGCCAGCTCGAAAGGATGGCGCGTCAACCGGCCGCTCCGCCTCAGCCGCGGGAACCGCCACCGCCCCCTCCGGACGTGTGGCAAGACCCCGGCGCTTACATGCAGCACGGCATTCGCGAAGCCCTGACGCCGCTCCAGAAGCAGCTTGAGGACCAGCGCGATGCGTTCAGCCGCATGTTCGCAGAGGACAAGTTCGGCGCCGAGACCGTGACAGCCGCTTTCTCCGAGATGGAGAAGGCATTCGAGACCGATCCGGGCGTGCAGTTTGAGCACCAGCGGATCATGGCGTCGCGGAATCCATATGTGGAATTGGTCAGCTGGCACAAGCGCCGGCAGGCACAGGCCGAGATCGGAGACGATCCGGCCGCGTACAGGGAACGTCTGAAGGCTGAGCTTCTGGCTGAGTTGCAAGCGGGGAACGGCGAACAGCCACCCGCCAATCCGGCCGCTCCAAAGCCTGCGCCCCTCCTGCCGTCGAATCTCGCCAACGCTCGCGGCATTGGCACCCGTTCCGGTCCCGCTTGGGGTGGGCCGGTCCCCTTACAGGACATCTTCAACCGCCAGAAAAAATAGCGGTTGGAGGCCGATTGAAAGGCCACCCCAATGGCTGACTCCGTTGTTGCATCGGGCCTTACGGTCCAGCAGTGGGACGACAAGTTCTTCACCGAGTATCTGACCGAAAACCGCTATGCGGGCGAGTTCGGCACCGACGAAAGCTCCATCATCCAGGTCAAGGAAGACCTGACCAAGAAGAAGGGCGACCGCGTTCATTTCGCGCTCGTCAACAAGCTCACCCAGAACGCCATCACCGGCTCCAACGTCCTCGAAGGTAACGAGGAGCGGATGGATACCCGCTCGTTCGCGGTCACCGTGGACAAGCGCCGCAATGGCGTCCGTGTCGCCGAGATCGATGAGCAGTATTCCGCCATCGGCCTTCGCGAAGCCGCTCGGGCAGTCCTCAAGGACTGGTCGATGAAGGACACCGAGAAGCTGATCGAGCAGGCCCTTGCCTCGATCAACGGGGTGGCGCTCCTGACCTCGACCGAGGCCCAGCGCGATGCCTGGCTGGTCGATAACGTCGATCGCATCTACGACCCGTCCGGCACCTACGGCACGGATCATTCGGCGATCTGGGACGCGCTCGACGGCTCCAATGACATCCTCACCGCCGCGGACCTGTCGGCGATGAAGCTTCGGGCCATGACCATCGCCAACCCGAAGATTCGGCCGGTGCGGTCGGAAGCCAATGGGCGTCACTACTACGTCGCCTATGTGCATCCGCTCGCCTTCCGCGACCTGAAGACGGAAACGAGCTCGCCGATCGTCGCGGCCCAGCGTGAAGTCATGCTGGAGATGGAAAACAACCGCCTGTTCAAGGGCGGCGACCTTCTCTGGGACGGCATCATCATCAAGGAGGCTTCCGGCCTCTACGATACGACCACGCTGACCGGCGAAGGCGCCAGCGGCACCACGACCGTTGTCCCCGTCTATCTCTGCGGGGCACAGGCCATCGGTGTTGCCTACGCCAACCGCTGGCGGACCCGTGATCAGGAGTTCGACTACGGCGACAAGAAGGGCGTTGCCATCGACTCCATCTACGGCGTCGCCAAGATGCAGTTCGGATCGGGCACTGCCGATACGGACGACCTCAAGGACCACGGCGTTCTGACCGGCTGGTTCGCTTCCTCGACCACGGCGTAGGAGGCAGCGAACATGGCAACCGTCAGCGCAGCCCGCGCGTCCGCCCTGCTGCCCGTTTATCGGGGAGTAGGGGGCGCTTCGCTCATGGTCGCGTGGGGCACCTATACCCACGCAACCAACCTTGCCGCCACTACCATCATCGAATACTGCCGCGTCCCGGCAGGGGCGGTGGTGGTCGGTGGCTACTGGTCGGCGACCGATCTCGACACCAACGGCACCGAAGAAATCGACATCGACATCGGCTGGGCCGCGAATGGCTCTGACGTTGCTGATCCGGACGGCTTCGGCAACAACGATGTCCTGACCGGCGACGTGTCGGTGCATCTCCCTGTCGCGGGTATCTACATCCCGTTCCAGGGCGTGCTCCGCACTGCGGGGCCGGTGACCTTCGCCAAGGAGACCGTCCTGCAGGCCGTCATCAACGTCGATGCGGCCACGGGCGGCACCGGCCAGTCCACGATGGTCGCCTACTACTACGTTCCCTAGCGGGACGCCCTTGGGGCGGGCTTCGGCTCGCCCCTTTCTCTTTTTGAGGAGCTACCCCGATGGGGAATAGCGCAGTGGCGCCACGCAAGAACGTGACGCATCAGGAGAACTATTTCCGCGCGGCCGTCAACTTCGACACCTACCAGGTCGATACCGCCGGCAAGGTCCCGCTCGGCACGCTGCCGGCCGGCGCCATTGTCACGAACTGCATCATCAAGATCGTGACGGCCTTCAACGCTGCCACGACCAACGTGCTCAGCATCGGCACGGCGTCGGATGCCTCGGCTGTCCTCGGGGCCGCCGATGTCGATGAGACCGTGGCGGGCACCACGATGGCGGCGGCGGCAGTTGGCTACATGCCATCCGTCGATACCCCGCTGTTCATCAAGTACGCGCAGACCGGCACCGCGGCGTCGGCCGGCCGCGCGGTCGTCGTCATGACGTTCGCCCCCAACAACGATCGCTAAGGAGCAACACCCATGAACCTCACAGGCGTTGACGGCCTCAGCGGCGTAACGGCCACCGGGGCGGCCCTTCTCACCAACGGCACGACCGTATTCACGGTTGCCGGCGGCTGGATACGCATCACCGACCTCATCTCGACCATCGTTCTGGACGGTGACGCCGCAGCCGCGACGCTGCAGTGGAGCGCCGATGGCACGCTCGGCTCGGCAACGACGTTCACCGGGGCGTCGTCCTCGGTCGCGTCGCTGGCTGCCGGCTCGCTGATCTACTGCGATTTCACCGCGCTCACCACCGCTCCGGTCATCACGGCGACCAACGGCGTGGGTCTCTGGGGGCCGACGACCTCGACCGGCGGCGGCGTCTACGTACCGGCTGGCATCATCAAGATGGTCATCGGCGGCGCCGATACGACGGTCACCACCGCCAAGCACTTCATGCGCTGGGTGCCGCTGGCGTCTGGTGTCACGGTCACCGCGGCATTCTGATGTCGAAGTCCAACGCGCTCGAAACGGCGTGGCTGCAGCTTCTGTTCAACGCCACGACCTTCGCCAATGTTGCCATCAACGCAACGTCCTCGCCGATAACCAGCCTGTATGTCTCGCTGCATACGGCTGATCCCGGCGAGGCGGGCGATCAGACCACCAGCGAGTGCGCCTACACGTCCTATGCGCGGGTGGCGGTGGCAAGGAACAGCGGTGGATGGACAGTCAGCGGCAACAGCGTGATCCCGGCCGCCATCATCGACTTCCCGGCGGCTACCGGCGGGTCGGAGACCGCAACCTATTTCGGCGTCGGCAAGTCGTCGTCCGGTTCCGGGGTGCTGTTCTACAGCGGGGCGATTTCTCCCACCATCGCCATATCCAGCGGCGTCACGCCTCACCTGACTACGGCCAGCACCATCACCGAGGACTAGGCCAGTGACCGTCTATGCCATCGTCACCGGCATCGGCGCTCCCATTGGCCTCGCCATCGGCGGTGGCATCGAGCAGGACCTGGCCCCCAGTTCGGGGGCGGGACAAGCAGCGGGCACGTCCACTGCGGCGGCGGTCGGTACTTCCGATGCCCTCAGCGCCGGGACAGCGACGGGCACATCTACTGCGGTTGGTGTTGTTGTCGGCGACATCCTTGCCGTGGGGCTGTCCGCCGGCACGTCCACGGTTCTGGCGGTCGGATCGAGCGACAGATCGTCGGTCGGCACATCTGCCGGCGTAGCCACCGTGCTCGGTACTGGAACGCGGACGACACAACGGACGGTTCGGGCTCGGGTATCTATCCGCTCCGGTAGCGCCAGAGCCTCAATAGGGACGGCCCCGCCGCCATGAGCAAGATCGTCATTCGCGGCAACGCGGTGTTCTTCTCGTTCGTGTTTCTGGACGAAACCAATGCCGTAACCACGGCCGATTCCGCCGAGGTTGAAGTGACCTATCCCGCTCGGGACGGGTTCGCCACCGAAACCATTTCCCTGACGCTCACCAGCGGTTCGTGGCAGGGATCGTGGGACACGACAAACTCGCGCGGCGGATGGGTTCAGTACCACGTCCATGCTCACGCAAACCTCAACACGGATGAATTTGCGCAGGACGGGCGCTTCCTGCTCAAGGCCAATCGCGCCAACCTCCAGCATATTCTCCTGCCTACCGGGCTGGGCTTGAACGACATCGAGCCTGTGGACTACGCCTGATGACCAAAACCACCCAGCAACTCGCCACCCGCGTGCTTGAACGGCTGAAGGTGATCGCGGCGGGGGAATCTCCGGACGATGCTGATGCGGCTTTCGTCAAGAGATACTACGCCGATGTTTTCGGGGAAATGGAAGAGGACAATCTTACCTTCTGGGAACAGGACTCGATTGACGATCGTGCATTCCAGGCATTGGCCGATTTCATCGCCGGCCGGGTCGCGCCGGACTTCGTGAACCCGCGGCCGGACCTTGAGGCATCGGGGCGTGCGCGGCTCCAGCGCCTTGCATCGGACGTGCCCACGGGCTTCCCGGTATCGGGCGAATATTTCTAGATGACTGCCATCCCGTTCCCGCTCCGCTCCAATCCCGGCGCGGTCAGGTTCCTTGGCGAGTCGCGGCTGGTGAACTGCTATCCGGAGCAGATCGGTCCCGACAACCGGGTGCAAGTGTCGCTCTTGAGCATCCCCGGTCAAACAGTCTTCTCCAGCGTCACCGATATTTCCTCCCGCGGCGCCATCTTCGTGGAGGAGCTGGACGCGACCTATTCGGTCCACGGTTCCCGCGTGTTCAAGCTGACCGATGCCGGGGTTGCTACTGCGCTTGACGGGACGGTCGCCGGATCGAAGCCGGTCATCATCGAGCGTGGCCCTGAGCGGTTCATGTCCAATACGGTGACGATCTCGATTGCTACTCCCGGCGTCGTGTCGTGGACCAACCACCGGCTTTCCGCCGGAACCCCGGTGCAGTTCATCACCGATGGCACGCTCCCTACCGGGCTTGTGAGTGGCACGACCTATTACGTTCTTGCTGCGGGCCTCACGCCGAACTCTTTCCGGGTCGGTGCGACTGCCGGTGGAACAGCGATCGACACATCCGGGTCACAGACCGGCACGCACACCGCGACCCGGACAGAAGCGACCTATCAGGTAGTGATCGTTTCCGACCTCGCGACGTTCTGCATCGAGGACGACCAGATCATCTTCGTCAATCTCCCTGAGCCCGCAAACTCGGTCACCTTCCTCGACAACCGCTTCGATTTTGGTACGCCATCGGGGCGGCACTACTGGTCCGACCTCAACGACGCGCTCAATACGTCGGGCTTGTCCTACGCCACGGCCGAGGCACGCCCTGACGGGCTTGTGCGGGCCTTTGCCAGCCGCGGTGAACTCTGGCTGCTCGGCACCAGGACAACGGAAATCTGGACAGGTACGGGAGACGGCGACCTTCCATTCCAGCCTCTCGGCGGCACCTTCATCGACAAGGGCTGTGCCTCAAAGATGAGCGTGGTGGATTTCGACAACGCGGTCCACTGGCTGGGGCACGACGGGATTGTCTACCGCGGCGCCGGCTACAACGCTGCTCGGGTCTCGACGCATTCGGTTGAGCGGGCAATTGAGACCGTCACCGACAAGACCACGATCAAAGCCTATGTGGACGCTGCCAAGGGCCATACCTTCCTTGTCCTGACCTGTGACGACTGGACGTGGGTTCTGGACGCCGCCACGGGCAACTGGCACGAGCGCAAGAGCTACCAGCGGAACGACTGGCGGGCATGGCCCTACGTCAAGGCGTGGGGCAAGCGGCTGGTCGGTGACAAGGCATCGGGCGCGCTTCTGGAGCTCAGCGACGATGTGCTGAGCGAAAACGGCAGGCCAATTAGGGCGTCTCTCATCCTCCCGGATATCCCCGGCATGATGATTTTCGACGCGCTGGAAATCGACCTCGCGACGGGGGTTGGCCTGAATGTCGTCTCTACCGCCAACGGCTACGATCCGAAAGTGATGCTGCGCTGGTCCGATGACGGCGGCTATACCTGGTCGAACGAACGGACCAAATCCATCGGGCGGCAGGGCCAATGGGACAAGCGGGTCTGTTTTACTCGTATGGGCACGGCCCGGACGATCCGGGGGCGGCGCTACGAAATCGCCATCTCCGACAACGTGCTGAAGTCGTTCGCGCTGGGTGACATCCGCGCGGAGAAGGTTGCGGGGTAATGGCAAGGCCGGGCGCTACTCCGGCTCGTAACGCGCGGTTATCAGCCGCGAAAGAACACGCTGTGGTGGGCGCGCTCCGATTACTTTGTTCAGGTCCGTTCGCTGGCTGGGTGTTTGCCGGTGATAAGTCGGCGCAACCCCTAGTTCACTGACACCAGCAAATGGATTCGCGGGTCTGCTTTCCCCGCCTCTTGCCAAGCCGGATTCTACCGCATGACCGTGAAAATGCCAAAGGCGGGTCTGTTCGACGCGCAAGGCAAACTGACGGCGGCCGGTCATCACTACCTGGAAGAATTGGGCCGTCAGGCCGGAGGAGGAACTGGATCAAGCGGCGGGTTCACCACCTTTGACGAGCCCATCTTTGTTGAGATTCCGCAGGACGGGACCAAGGAAATCATCATCGACCGGGGCTTCGCCGGGACGATCGATAGCGTTTCGACCAAGTGCCAGTCCGGTTCCTGCACGGTGGCGGTGCTGGTGGATGGAGCCGCGATAGGAGCCGGCAACTCCGCAACCACATCGCTGCAAACACTGGCGCAGGAGGCGGCGTTCGGAGACGGCTCGACGTGGGCCTTGTCGATTTCCTTCAACGCGGCCTGCATCGGTCTTTCGGTCAACATCGGCTACACGCGGACGAGCTGATGATCTACGTCAGTTCGCCACTACCGCTGACGTTCAAGTCGGCGGTCGGGCCTATCAGCCTCGGCACTCCGGCGATTAACCCGTTCAGCTATGGCGCAGAGGTGGGTGACCTCTGCATCGTGGCGATGGCCGGTGACGTGGCTTTTAGTGCAATCGGCTCGGCCCCTCCCGTTCCGGCGGGATGGACGCAGATTGGAGCGTTGAACGGCGGACACACCTCTCTTAGTGGCGGTGGCGGGACGATTAACCTGGTCTACAAGCGGCTGGCAGCGTCCGACAACGCCACCGTCACCATGTCGGCCGGGGGCGTCGCTCCACAGGCCGCGATCCTGCTGTTGACCGGGGGAACCAGGCCGCCTCCGATAATCGGCAGTTTCATCGTTATCGGCATGTTCGTCGGTGGAGTTCCGAGCTTCACCGTTGCGTCTGCGACAGGTCGCAAACCGCTTCTCGTCGTCGGTCTGTGCATCTCGGATCAGGGCAGCGGCGGCTCCAGCCCGGTGATGAACGCGATCACGATGTCGCTGAGCCAGAGCACTGCGGTCCTTCGCTATCGGTATTTCGGGCCGACCGAGTTTCCTTTCGATCAGCAGCTTTCGTGCTCCGGCGGCACGAACTTCGCCGGCCACTTCGGCGCTTACATCGAGGCTTGAGACATGAGCTTCATTCCGCTTATCGGCGCACTCAGCAGCATCGCATCGTCGTGGCTCGGCTACGACGCATCGAACAGGGCGGCTGAGGAAAGCGCGGCGGCGACGCGCTATGCCGCCGATCTGCAGCGCAAGAACTTCACCGATGCCCAAGGCTTGTTGCAGCCATCCATCAATGCGGGCAACACCGCGCGGGACTATCAGCTCGGCTCGCTCGGGCTTCCCGGCGGGGTGGATCGCGCCACGGCAGAGGCGGCCTTCCGAACATCTCCCGGCTACGACTTCGCGCTCAAGACCGGCAACAATCAGGCGCAGACCTCGGCGGCGTCGGGCGGCAGGCTGTTCTCCGGCAAGACGCTGAAAGACCTGACCACATACGGGCAGGGTATGGCGGATCAGCAATACGGCAACTGGTACAACCGGCTGAGCGGTATTTCGGGCGGCGGCCAGACCGCGACCGGCCAGATGATCAGCACCGGCACCAACACCGCCGGCAACCTCGGCATGCTTGCCACCAATGACGCAGCGAACCGGGGCTCGTCTTACGTGGCGGGCGCCAACGCGATCACCAGTGGCATCCAGAATCTTTCCGACCTCTATTCGTATTATGGAAAAAACAACAACAAGCAGTCCACGGGGTGGCTTTACTGATGCCCACGCTCGCTGACCTCCGGGGTTTCGACGCCGGCCAGTTCATCCAGATGGGGCAGGCTGGCCAGCGCCAGCGCACACTTGCCGACATCGGGCAGGCCGCCTCGACGGGGGATTTCCGCGGCGCTCAGTCGGCCGCCTTTGCCGGTGGTGAAAACGACATCGGCATGAAGTTGAAGCAGATGAACGACCAGGACCAGATGCAACTGGTCGAGCAGGCTGCTTCGTGGGCCTACGACGCCAACGATCCGCAGAAGTGGGAAGCCGGCCGGCAGATGTGGCAGGCCAAGGGCTTCGATCCGGGTCCATTTCAGGCTCGGAACGTGCTGCTGTCTCAGGCGCAGACCGTCCAGCAGAAGATGGCGCAGGCCAATGCGGATCGGACGGCCGGCATGGAGCAGCAGAAGATGGCGCAGGCTGGGGCCACCGCACAAAATGACAAATTCTATGGCGTGCCAGTGCCGTACCGAAACCAGGATGGTTCGATTGGCTACGGGTTGCCTAGCAAGCAGGGGGAGTTCCATCCGCTAGACGCGCCCAACGGCAGCACGTTCCTGACGCAGCAGGACATCGCGAGCCAAAGGGCACAGGGCAAGGGCGAGGGCGAGGCGATGGTCGCCTACCGGAGCATGCAGAGCAAGTTGCCGAGCATGGAGAAGGTTGTCGGCGACCTGAACAAACTCGCCGACGAGGCGACTTACACAACTGGCGGGCAGATCGTTAACCAGTTTCGTACCGAACTCGGCATGGCTCCAACGGACGCCGCCGTCGCCCGCACTAAATACATCTCGATGGTTGATAACCAGATTTTGCCGCTCTTGCGCGACACGTTCGGCGCGGCGTTTACGGTCAAGGAAGGCGAGTCGCTGCGGGCTACGTTGGGCGACCCGAACAAGACTCCTGCCGAGAAAAAGGCAGTTCTTGAGTCGTTCATCGAGCAGAAGAAGCGCGACGTTCAGGCATTGGCGGAGCAGGCCGCCCCGCAGCAGCAAGGTGGTCCGCGCCCACCGCAGGGCCAGCCGCCACAGCAGGGCGGCCCCGTCGATTGGCAATCCTACTTCGGGAAGCAGTAGATGCCCGACGTGCGCATGCCCGATGGCGCGATGGTCCGCTTTCCGGACACCATGCCGCCTGACCAGATCAAGGGGCTCATTGCGTCGAAATTCCCCGATGCGGTCAAGGGCGTTATGTCGTCGGGCGATTTTCAATCGCGCTTCGATCCGAACGGTCAGGACGCCGCTCCGAAGGGCGACCGGCAAGCAATGGCGCCGGGCGTCGTCCAGCAGCAGCAGACGGATTTTGCCTCCCGCCCGTCAACCGATCCGTCCATGCTGGAATCCGGCATCCGCGGCGCGGCCGACATGGCAACGCTTGGCTTCGGTGACGAGATTGCTGGCGGGGTGGCGGCCCTGTTCGGTGGCGACTACAACAAGACCGTTGAAGGCATCCGCGGTCAGCAGACAGCGGCTCAGGAGGCTCACCCGATAGCCTTTGGCGTTGGGCAGGTTGCGGGGGCCATTCCTACCGCGCTGGTGCCTGGTGGGGCTGCCGTGCGAGGTGCCAGCCTTGGCGGCAAGGTGGTTCGCGGTGCCGCCGTCGGCGGCGCCCAAGGCGCGGCCTATGGGGTCGGCAGTGCCGATGGTGGGCTCGCCGAGCGTGTAGTCGGGGGCGGCATCGGCGCCGTCACTGGCGCAGGCGTAGGTGCCGCCGTTCCGGTGCTTGGTCAGGCAATCGGCAAGATGGTGGGCGTCCGTACCGCGGTCAAGAACGCGCCCGACAGTAAGGCACTCGGCAAAGCTGCCAGCGACCTTTACGACACGGCCGAGAAAGCCGGCGTTACGATCAATCCGCAGAGCTTCGTGCGGGGCGTCGATGACATCATGGTCAAGTTGCGCAATGCAAATCTGAACGCCAAACAGCATCCGAAGTCGTTTGAGACGTTCGCTATTCTCCGCAAAGCACAGGCTGCTGCGGCGCGTGGCTCTCCGGTCAACCTCAAGGACATGGAGACGTTGCGCCAGATCGCTGGCAGCGTTCTCAAGGATCAGGACGCCAACGAGCGCCGCGTGTCGCATGCAATCGTGGACGGTATTGACGATTTCATGGACGGGCTGAAGCCGGCGGACGTACTGGCAGGCGATGCACAGTTGGCTGTGCGGACGCTCGGTGCGGCTCGCGACCTGTGGAAGCGCAAGTCCAAGAGCGTCATCATCGAGCAGGCGTTTGAGCGGGCTAAGAATGCTGTCGGCGCCAACTACACCTCCGCCGGCTTCCAGACTGCGCTCCGCCAGAAGTTCCGGGCGATTGCCGACAACGCCAACGCCTTCCGCCGCTTCTCAAAGGACGAGCAGGCGGCGATCCTCTCGGTGGTCCGCGGTGCCCCCATCCAGAATGCGCTCCGCAAGGTCGGGAAATTTGCACCGACCGGCTATCTGACCGGGGCGGGCAGCCTCGGGCTTTTGGCTGCGGCAGGCCCGGTAGTTGCCGGAGCCGCAGCGGCTACCACGCTGGCAGCCAAGAAAGTGTCGGAGGGACTTGGCAAGCGGAGCGCGAACAAGGCGCTGGCTGTCATGCGAACAGGGCAAGCAAAGCCGATGGATCGGGTTGCGGCACAGGCTGCCGAGACTGGGACGCTACGGGCGCTTACGCCGATCGCTCAGGGCGCGGCTGTTCCTCGGCTCACCGACCTCGGGCGCAATCAGCCCCTCGACATCACCGTCCATCCGTTCCCTCGTGCTGCCGCGTCGCGCTGAGCGTTCGCCGAGAAGCCAGCCGGCGCAGAAGGCAAGAACCACATAACCGAGGACCGCTGCAATCTGGATGGGCAGGAAATCCACGAATGCCCGCCATACGAACGACCATCCGCCCGCGAGGATGACTAGCGCGAGGACGGCAAACGCTTTCCAGCGGAGGGGCTGTTTCACCGTCAGTCGTCCAAGTCGCGCCGCTGATTGAAATGCTTCCGCATCATGAACTGAATATCGCGGACGGCGCGAGTGATGCGGTCCAAGAAGAACACACACCAAAATAAAAAGAACGCCGCGAACAGAGCGGCATTCTCCCGAAGCCAAAAGTTAATCGCCTCCATCAGCGCGGCAATCTAGCCGCCTCGCCGTTTGTCAACAAGGGCCGCCCCACCGGGTGGCCTTTTCCATTTGGACACGCCGCATGGCAGCAATCTTCCAGCTCCCGAAAACCACGGCCATAGACGCCGATGGCGAAGTCATCTCCGGGGCCACGCTCAATTTCTATGATGCGACCACGACAACCCCGCAGGTCGTCTATTCGGACTCAACGCTGCTGACACCAATCAGCCAACCCATCGCGGCCGACAGTGCCGGGCGCTTCCCGAAAATCTACACCGCCACCGGCTCCTACAAGATCGTCCTGAAGGACAGCCTCGGGGCAACGATCTACACCGAAGACAATCTGGACAGCGGGATTCCCGCCGGCTCCGGGGCGCTTGCCGTCGTCAACGGAGGAACCGGAGCGACAACGGCAGCCGGCGCCCGCACCAGCCTCGCCGCCGCTTCCCAGACCGAAGTCGATGCGTTGTCCTCCGATGTAGCGGACGTGCAGGCGCAGATCACCGCTGTAGGTGGTTCGCTCGGTGATCTCGCGGGCCGGGATGACATCACCCGCTCCCAACTCGCCACCGGCTTCGGCGTCGTCACCATCCAGAATGTTCTGGTGAACGCGACGGCCTCGGTCGTCACCTGCTCCGGCACAATCCCCTACGACGATTCCATCCCGCAGAACTCGGAAGGGACGCAAGTCCTGACCGGATCGTTCACGCCAGTCTCGGCGAGTTCGGTTCTGGAGATCGAGGTCTACATCCAGGCTGCGCATTCCACGACCGTCAATGCTGCCGTCGCGCTGTTCAAGGACACAGCGGCCGATGCCATCGCGGCTCAGTGGCAGCTCCTGCAGGGCAACTCGATGATCTTCCGGCTGCGCCACCGCATGGCGTCACCGGGGACCAGCGCCATCACCTTCGCGGTGAGGGCCGGGGGCACGTCCGCCACCCTCTACGTCAACGGTAACGCCAGCGGCACGCGGTTAGGCGGCGGCATCACGCTGGCCTCGATGCTTATCAAAGAACTCCTGACCGTCTGAGGCTGAAATGGTCGCTATTGCCAATCTTGTCCACCAAACCTGCTCCTCGACGGGTTCTGGTGACCTGATCCTCGTCGCAGTGAACGGGAAAAACACCTTCTCAGCGGCCTTCGGTACGGGTGGGTCCAACGTCTTTTACTACTTCGTCTCCTCACGCGACGCCTTCGAGTGGGAGATCGGCAGCGGACACATGTCGGACTCCACGACGCTGGTCCGTGACACGATCCTGCTCAGCACCAATTCGGACCTGATCGTCACGTTCAGCGGCGGCGTCAAGGATGTCTCTTGCGACATTCCTGCAGCGCTCCAAGTCATGACCTCGCAGGTTGTTTTGCAAAGCCTGCTGACGACGCGCGGCGACCTCATCCGGCGCGGGGCGACAGCCGCCGAGCGGGTTGCCCTCGGGACGACCGGCCACGTCTACCAGAGCAACGGTACCGATGTAATCAGCGGCCAACTGGTTGCCGGGGCGTTCAATACGGCGTCCCCAGTCATCACCCAGGCGATGACCGCCGAGCTTGGCACGGCCAGCAATCCGCAGTTCGCGACGATCGAACTCGGGGCGGCGAGCGATACGACACTCTCCCGCGTCTCCGCAGGCAATATCGCCGTTGAAGGAAACGCCATTTACCGTGCCGGAGGAACCGATGTTCCCGTTGCGGACGGCGGCACCGGCTCGAGCACGGCGGCAGGGGCCGCGACCAATCTTGGCCTTGGGACCGGCGACAGTCCGCAGTTCACGGCTGTCAATCTCGGCCATGCCTCCGATACCACGCTGACGCGCGTTTCCGCTGGCGTAGCCGCGATCGAGGGCGTCACCATCCTGACGACCGCGACCGGCCAGCCGCTCGATGCCGACTTGACCACCATTGCAGGTCTGACCGCCACCACCGACAGCTTCATGCAGGCCAAATCGTCGGCATGGTCCAGCCGCACGGTTGCGCAAGTCGTGGCAGACCTTACGGCGGCGGGCGTGTTCACCTTGGCGGGCGGGCAGATCGGCTTCCCGGCCTCTCAGAACGCGTCGGCCGGCGCCAACGTCCTCGATGACTATGAGGAGGGCACATTCACTCCGGCACTGTCGTTCGGAGGGTCGGCGTCGGGCATCACCTATGTCCAGCAGACTGCCGAATACACCAAGATCGGCCGTTACGTTTACGGCGGCATCACCGTTCAGCTTTCCAGTAACGGCTCCGGCTCCGGCTCCTGTCTCGTGACGGGTTTGCCATTCACCGTGAATGCAACGATGTACGGAATGGCGCAATTTGCCTATTTCGCGAACTGCGCGTCGCTGACTGCGGCGCCCTACGGATATATCGGGCCGTCCGGCACCTCGATCGATCTCGTACAGCCCACCGCAACGACGATCTCTCCCCTGACCGAAACAAACATCACTGATACGGCGGTCTTCATCGTGAACTTCTTTTACAGGGTCTAGGACAATGGAAAAACGCACGGTCATCGATCAAGTCGAAATCACCCGCGACGGTACGATCAACCTTCGGATGGCGAAAGAGGTTGTGGACGACGACGGGACGGTTCTCCAAAGCGGCCTGCACCGCACGTCGTTTCCGCCGGGGCATGACATCGACGCGCAAATGGCGGCAGTGAATGCCGGCCTCGTGCGCGACCTCAAGATGCCTGCGGTGGCGGCGGATGATTTCCTGCTGCTGCGATTGAAGGAAACCGCGCCGTTGGTGTGGACTGACGCCGTGAAGCAGGGTTACGCCGACAAGATCGCGGCGGCGGCCAAGGTTGCTGTGGCTGAGGTGGCCCGGCGCCAAAAATGATTCGTCCGGAGGACTTCGGCGCTCTCGGCGACGAGACGACCGACGACGCTGGAGCTCTCCAGGCCGCCTGCGATAGCCTTGGCCCGTGCGGTGGCGACATGCTCTTGGAGGGCCGCTATCTCATCGACTCGCCGCTGAGCGTACCGGATCATGTCCGTTTGGTGGCGGCTGGTCCCGGTCTGTCGCAGTTCATGTACATGCCGCTCGCAGGTGCGGGCCTGACCATCAATCCCACCGTCACCGTTAGCCTTGGGCACGGCGCGGCGCTGGAGGGGCTAACCATCAAGCGCAAGGGGCTGGTCGCTCCGGAAAACAATGCAGCCGCCTTTGCTGGAACCGCCATCACCGCCGCGGGAAACGGCAATCGCCTCCACCGCTGCGGCATCTATGGCTTCGCCAAGCTGTACTATTCCAACGGCTTCGGTCGCCATCATCTGATCGAGAACAATGGCGACGGGCTGAACGGTTTCGACATCCGCGGCTCGCTCGATACGGCGATCATCGCCAACAACCATCTCTGGCCGTTCTGCACGGTCTACGCCAACCCGGCAACCCGGATCGAGACGCCAGACATTAACCACTACCTGCGCCGCTCCGGCTACGCGATGCAGTTCCATGGCAACCGCGACTGGACCAAGGTCACCGGCAACTTCGCCATCGGCTACCAGATCAGCTACTTCATCAACGACTGCATCTACATGGAGATGCAGGGCAACGGTGCCGACGATGTGCTTGCGGCGGCAGTGCCCTATTCCTTCGGCTGGTACATCGCCGGCGGCTCCGACGACATCAACATCGACGGCTGGTTCGTGAATGGGAAGGACTACGGCATCTGTCAGGCAGTGTCGGCGTCCGACCTGCACATGCGGGTCACCAACGGGCAGACGCTGACCCTTGGTCACAATGCCCTCCAGATCGGCAAAGGCAGCTCTACTGTGACGGGGAACAGGTTCTGCGGGAACGCCGCCGGAACTGGGGTCTGGGTCGGAGATGCGGCCTCGGTCGCCAACGCGCACGACAATGTTTTCGAGGGTTTCGGCAAGGGCATTGAGGCGGTCCCTGCCAACGCCAACGTCGCCTCCCGTTTCAACCAGATGATCGGCGTCGGCACACCGCATGCCGGGGTAAGTGCTGGAAAGATACTGGCCTACTGACCCTGTTAGTCGGGTGGGGTTACTTCCGGCATATCATGCCAGCCTTCACCGTCGCGCCATTTGACCGGACGCCAGAAGAGATCGGAACCGTAGCCGGTTAGCGATCGCGCTGCTCTCTCCAGTTCAGCGGGTGACAGGTCAGGAACCTCTACAGTCGCGTACTCTCCCTTGCGGGACATGAACATAACTTGCACTGGCGTCTCCCCTTTCAGGGTGATGCCGCCGCAGTTTCTTTGTTTGCTATGTGCCCCCGCAAAGTCCTTCTACCACCTCCACCCGGAGTTGTCATGCCCCACCGCAAAGCCGCGGCGCCTCCTCGCGTCGGCCATCCTGATCTTGACCGATACGATTCCAGATCGAGGACGCGGAGACGGTGGAGGCGGGGGTGCAGGGTGGTGTGCATATCGCTGGCGGGGCTGTTCCTCGTCGCGACCGCTGCTCAGGTGTGGGCGCAGGAGGGAAGCGCCTCCTTCTATGGGCCGCGCTTCCACGGTCACCTTACCGCGAACGGTGAGCGGTTCAACCAGTACGCGGCAACTTGTGCCCATCGAAGGATGAAGTTCGGCAGCGTCGTCCGCGTCACCAACCTGTCCAACGGCAAGTCGGCAACCTGCCGCATCAACGACCGCGGCCCCTATGCGGGCGGGCGGATCATCGACGTTTCCAAGGGCATCGCCGGTCGTCTCGGAATGCTTTCCAGCGGCGTGGTCCGCGTCTCCATCGAGGTGCTGAAATGACGTTCTCGCTTACGTGGCTTCCGGCCGTTCTCAAAGCCGCCGGCCTGAAGGTTGTCGAGCAACCGGGGTGGCAGACCCGTGGCCACGGCGACATGGGCAAGGTGCTGGGCGTCCTGTGCCATCATACGGCCGGCGGGCTCAAGGGCAACGCGCCCAGCCTTGCCATCGTCACCACGGGCCGTCCGGACCTCGCGGGGCCGCTTGCACAGCTCGCCCTTGGCCGTGACGGCACGTTCTATATCGTGGCCGCAGGAGAAGCCTGGCACGCCGGCAGAGGCGAGTGGCAGGGCGTCACCAGCGGCAACTCGCACTTCATCGGCATCGAGGCGGAGAATACCGGCCTTGCGAATGACAATCCTTGGCCCGCCGTTCAACTGGATGCCTACGCACGGGGCTGCGCAGCCATCCTGAAGCACGTTGGCGCCAAGCCGATCATGTGCGCCGGCCACAAGGAATACGCCCTCCCGAAGGGTCGCAAGCCCGATCCAAGTTTCGACATGGTGGCGTTCCGCAAAAAGGTTGCCGCGCTGATGGCCGGCGCTCCCGCGACTCCAGCGCCGCCTCGCCCCGCTCCTCCGGACGTGCCAGCCCCGCCACGGCCCGCCCCAATCCCGGATGCACCTCCCGCGCGCCCGCCGTTCACTCCAACGAGAAACCCAGAGGACAACGGCGACCTGACCTTCCCGCCAGAGCCGAAGCGCAAGGGCGGGCTCATCGCAGCCCTCGTCATTCTCGCCATCATCATCGCAGCCCTGTGGCTGACATTCGGAGCATCATAAATGACGACCAAGAAAGCAGTAGCCAAGGCGGATGCTCAGGCCACCCCGGCTGCATTCCTCGGCGGTGAGATCATCGGCGGCATAGCCGGCGAGTTCATCAAGATGGGCGTCGGCAAGGCGATGGAAGCCGTTGCTGCCGATCCCGGCAACAAGCTGGCGCAGAAGGACGTAGCGTCGGCCACCATCGTAGCCGCGAAGGCGCTGGCCGAGAATCCCGTTGCGGTCAACGCGACCAATCAGGAGCCGTGGTACGCGAGCCGCGTTTTGGTCGGCAACTCTGCCGCCTCGGTCGGCATCGTCATGAATGCCGGCGTGCTCCTGCTTCGTGGTGTCGGCTTCCACATCGAAGACAGCAGCGTGGCGTGGCTGACGGAAGTCATCGCTGCATTCTTCACGGTGGCTGGCGTCCTGTTGTCGTTCTACGGCCGTTTGAAGAGCGGGCTCGCTCCCCTCTTCGGCTGGCTACACAAAACCTGAGCGGGACAACTGCGGCCTTTGCCGCGAAAGGACTACCCCATGTCATTCCTTGTCCGCATTCTCTACATCCTGCTGGCCGTCGCTTGCGTCGTGCTGGCCTATTATGGCGTCATCTGGTTCATCGCAGCGATGGGCCTGCATGTCCCCGGCCAGATCATGTCGGTGCTGTGGGTCGTCTTCGTCCTGCTCGGCCTCATCTACATTCTCGGCGCGTGGCAGGGGAAGTGGCGCTGGCCGTGGTCTGACTAACGATGCCCGAAGCCCAGCGCATGGAACGGGCGGTCATCGACCCGACCGCTAACGTCAGGGAGCTCGTTCTCGCCGAGAGCAAGTTCCAAAATGAAATGCGCTTGGCGGAGGCCCGCTTTCAGAACGCCATGCGTGAGGCCGAAACCCGCCGCATCGACGGTCTCGCCTCCCTCCGCGTCCAGTACGAAACCATCATCGAGAACATGCGCAGCGCGCAGACCCTGACCAACTCCACCTTGCTGGCAACCCAGCTCAAGGAAGTGAAGGTCGATCTTTCAGACCGCACCTCCAAGATGGAACAATTCCGCTGGGAGACCGGCGGCAAGGGCACCGGATTGAGCGCCGCGTTTGGATATGTTCTCGCCGCCATCATGGCGGGGATCGCTGCGCTGAACTATTTCAAGTGAAGTCGCTGGCGAGACCTGACGGGCCACTCTTTCGAGCCGAGGTAGCAGGCCGGTGATCAACCCGGCATTGAGCCCTCGCATAACTGCCGTCCGCCCGGCGTTCTCTCCGGGGCTACCGTTCCGGAACGGGTCACCACGCGCTCGCCAGCTAGACGATTCTAAACCAATAAGCGGGGGGATCAAGGCGTTCTAGCGCCTCTCTCCGCGAAGCACAGACTTCGCATGACATTCGACCGGCCTGCTCCGAAGCCATCCCCGCCACCGCGCTACGCGGCGGGGCGTAGCCTACGTCATGCGCCCTTTGTAGACCAGAAGGACGCACGCGATGACCGAACAGGAAGTCCGCACCGTCGCCCGGCAGTCGGTGATGGAGACGCTCCAGCTCATGGGATTGGACACCACCAACCCGGCCGAGCTCCAGCGTGATTTTCAGTTCATCCGCTCATGGCGGCAATCCACGGAGGCGGTAAAGCGTCAGGGTCTCGTGACCGTGACCATCATCATTCTGACGGGCCTTGCCGGACTGGTCGCCCTCTGGGTCCGCGGAGGTATCCGATGACAAGCAACACATGGGGGCTCCGCCTCGCCGCCAACTTCATCGTCATCGCATGCTTCGTCGGCTTCCTCTATGTCATCCAGGCAGTGGCGCCGGAGATCGAGGCAAGCCTGTTTCCGGTACTCTCCGACCAGAAGCCGACCGTAGAGAGGGTTCCGGGCGGCGTCCGCTTCTGGCTGACGCTGAGGAAGAACCGGGCCTGCGGAATCGAGCGCATCGCGTGGTTCATCATCGATGAGGCAGGAGGTATTTCCGCCCGTGCCCCGATCACCGTGCGCAATCTCACGACCAATGAGGAAGTACGACCACTCGGCGGTGCCTATCCTCCCGGCTACATGCGGAACGGCTGGTTCGAGGCGCTGATACCGGAGAGCTTCAGTGGTGCCGATCTCATCATCGGCTACATCGACTATCGCTGCCACCCGTTCTGGACGACGCCACAAATCTACGGGCCGTTCCCGATCCCGCAGGTGAAGCCATGACCGGGCGCCATTGGCTGCTTGCCGGTCTGGTCGCACTGGCGGTCACGCTGGGGCTGATCTGGACGCTCGATGCGAGGGCGGAGACGCGGGCGGAGTGGTTCAAGGGGCTCAGACAGCCCGACCAGCCCGCGCAAAGCTGTTGCGACGTATCCGACTGCCGCGAAGACCCGGACGCCCGCTACGACGCCGCGCAGGGCCTGTGGATCACAAACCTGACCGACCGCAGGAAATCTCCGAACGCCCCTCCCGACTTCACTCCGGTTTCCCCCAACAAGATCGTCCGCGATACCGCATCATGGGAGGGTAAGGCGTACGTCTGCCACAACGGGCATGTCATCTACTGCTTCATTCCTCCCGGAGGCGGTTCCTAGTTCTGCTCTGGTGATGCAGTCGCTTGCCGCCGGAGATAACTGGCCCGGCTCCGAAAGTGGCTGGGCCTTTTTCGTTTTAGGCGAGCGAAGGCGGTTCCTCCCAACCGTCCACCTTGCCTATCACTGATGGTGGATCAAGCGTGATGGTGACGCCGCCCCCGAGGCCGTTATTGCAAGTCGGGTCTGAAATCAAATCGCCGCCTCGGCACCAAATGACATACTCGGCGTAGGTCATCGTGCGGTGTCGCCGGTTCATGCGCTCGCGCCAATCGAACCAAGCGTTGATCTGTTCTTGCGTGGCCATCCCGCTAACCTACTCCTTCTCTCCCTAGAACTTCGTCGGGTGCTCACACTGCCATTGAGAGTCTCCGCCAAAGCCGCCGAACTGTTCGGTGACAAGCCCGCCGCGTGTGATACAATCCTGCTTGGCGGACACGATGCCCGCGCGGTGCCACTCCCTCATCGCATCGAGGCCCGTCCATATCCCCCATATGGCAAGGCCCATGACGACCAGAAAGCAAATGTTGACGGCAGCGATTGCGGCCTTTGAGGGCTTGGTCTGAGCAGCTTCCATCGGTGTGTTCTCCATTCGCTAACCTACTCCTTCTCTCCCCGGAAGACCAAGCTCGCCCTTTCCCATGACCGGAGACGGGGACGGATACAGGTGCTCCAACCCCGCGGGCGTGAGGCCCAGCATGTTGGCGCCGCGGAAGAATGCGTCGAGCGCTTCACGCGGGTTCTCGAACGCAAGGCACTCATTCAGCGTGGGCTCATAGCCTTCCTCGCCGTCGTGAAGCATCGTCAGCATGGTCTGTGCGTCCTGTAGGTCGCCCACAAAGTCGTCCAGTTCGTCAGTCAGGCGGAACCACTCACGCCGGGCGCGGTGTTTGGCAAGTCGCTTGTGCAGGTCACGTTCATCCTGTTCCGTGCCGGGAAACATCGCCTCCAACTCCAAGTGGAAGGGCGTCGATGTTTTCAGGTTGTAGAATCGGTCGTTCGGGTTGGTTGTGAAGCCAATCTTCATGTAGCCGGGGAACGTCCCGGCCTCTTCCTCGGTCTCGCCGGGATTGGTCAGAAACAGGAAATAGACCCAGCCCATCTGGTTTACATTTCGCCCGTAACGCATTGATATTGACCCTCATCGAATCGGGAAGTTTGTGCGCTAAGCGCCTGCAAAGATTACAATGAAACGTGACTCTTAATCAGCGGGTCACAGGTTCGATCCCTGTCGCACCCACCACTACAAAACGCTACGTTCCGACGCCTTCGGATACTATCACTGTAATGGTCGGTTTACAGGTCATTTTACCGATTTCGTTCCCGCTTCTTTCCGATCCAGCTTGGCGATGGCGCTGTCCCCCAGCGCATCCGTCCGGCTGAGGTAGTGCGCATCAAGGATCGCTTCCACGTCGCGGAGCGAGTGCCCTGTGATCGTGGCGATTTCCGCGGACGTGCAGCCAGCCTCCGCCAGCCGCGTCACGGCCGATCCGCGCGCGTCGTGAAACGTCACCCCCTCTATCCCGGCCGCTTTGCACGCCCGCCCCCACGACGCCCGGAAACCGTCTCCGGTCCAAGGGCGCTTGTCCGTGCTGGTCAGCATGATCGGGCCGTGGCGCGGAATGGTGGCTATCTCCGCCTTCAGCGCCGCGGTTGCCGGGATCGACACGCGCCGCCGCGTCTTCGACTGGCGCATTCTGATCCGGTTGCCGTCATAGGCGGACCACGGCAAAAGCAGCACGTCACCCTGCCGTTGGCCGGTTTCCAGCGCCAGGATGAAAACGTGCCGCAGGTGTTTCGGGAAGTGGGTCCGCACCGTCGCAATCATGTCCTCGGTCCATATCGCATCGCTTCGGTCGGCGGTGTAGAGTTTCCCGCCCCGCAGGCATGGGTTCTCCGCAATCCGGCCGTTGTCCTTGGCGACCGACATGACGCGGGACAGCACGGCCCAAAGCAGATCGGCCTTGCGCGGCGTGGCGATCATCGTGTCCCGCCAAGCCTTGAAGTCCTGCCGCACGCGCGAGTCCGCGAGAGCTGCAATCGGCAGGTCGCCAAACTTCTCCTCGATCATGCGCAGATACCGGCCATAGTCGCGCCGGGTGCGGTCCCGCCGGGTCAGATATTCGCTGCTGGCGCGATACTCAGACACCAGCGCGGCAACGTCCTCTGTGTGGCGCTGGCGGCGGGCTGTGACGGCCGCAGCGTATTCGGCGACAATCTCCGGCGTGCCCGGCGCCGAAGCCAGCCGTGGGCCTCCCCGCCAAGCGTAGCGATAGGTCTGGACCGTTCCGTCCGCCAGCCGCTTCTTGACCTGGTGGACGCCCCTAAGATGCATTCGCATGCTTCCCCGCCTTCCACTTGTCGTAAGCGGAAAGCGATGTCGGCAGGAGCCCGCTGGCCTTGTCCAGCGCGGCGTCGATGGCCTTGCGATCCCACCTGTGGGTTCCGGGGATAGCGGGCGGAACGAGACCGCGACGGACCCAATCGTCAAACGCCGCTGGCGTCAGGCCGCAATAGGCCGCAGCATCGGGGCGCGAAAGGCCGCGTTGTTCTCCCCCCACGGCTCTCACCTGTCCCCGGAGGGGGTGGGGTTGGCGAGTTCAAGCAGAACGTCGGCGTGACAGGGCTCTCCGGGCTTGCACCAACAAGCGAGGTTTCTGCCGTGGAGAGAGGGCGTGTTACACAGGATTAGGTCCCGCGAAACGTCGGGGTCGCCAGTCTTCCATGCCGGGTCGCCGGCAAGCCAGCAGCGAAACGCATAGACGGCCATTTTTTGGCCGTCGGCGTATCCCGCAGATTGCGCTTCCTTTGCACGCCACGGATTGCCCCACATCGACGGTCGCGCCACGTTGACCGCCGCCAGCCCGTTCGTAGCGATCGACAGCGCCTGAAGCGAGAACCCCTTGCGCCGTGAGAGTTGCAACCTGACCGGCTCCCCCATCACGCGTCCCCTTCCTTCGGTGACGGGGAACGGGAAGAGGCGACGAACTGGCTCGGCGGAATCGCAGCAAGCGCATTTATGGCAGCGTGCGAGGCGTCCAGACTGGCCCGCAGCCATGCGGCGCGTGCTTTTGCGTAGGCTTCGATGTGCCCGGCGTGCTCTGCCAACGAGCCGTTTGAAGTGCCGCCAGCGATGTTGTCGAACGCTTTTGCCGCCTCCTCGACCTTCGCCCGCAGACGGGAGGCTTCCGCCTCGGCGGCTTCGAGTTCGTTGAGGGCCATGCCAGCTTTGCGAAACGCCGCCGCATAAAACTCCTGCGAGACGACGCGGATGCCGTGTTTCTTTTCACAGGCAATAGCATCTGCTTTTGCCTCATCGGACCATGATGGCAAATGAGGCTGCTCAAGCTGGCGCAGCATAGCGGCCGCCTCATCCCGCTCCTTCCCCAGCCTCTCGATCTCGGCTGCTTGCCGAGTAAGGAGGGCGCGGAGTTGGGGGTATGCGTTGACGAGGGCGACGATGAAGGTGGCAGCATTTTCAGCTTCGCTGCGCGACACATAGTGCTCTCGTCCGGGATTTATGTTTTGCGCTCCGGCATGAGCCATAAGGAAGGCGCAACCGTGGGCGCCACTTACGTGGGCCACGTCATCGCCGAAAGTCTCGGCGTTGTGTATATGCACGGACCAAGGGCGCTGCGTCACCTTCGACACCAGAGCGTCCCACTTGTCGAGTTCGTCCAGCCCCTCCACCTCCGCTGCTCCTGCCGGGATGGCGAGGATGTAGTCGGCTAGCGCGACGATGACGCTGTAGGGGCCTTCCATCGTTTCCCACAGAAGCTTGTCGGCCTCAGCTCGCCACTCGCGAACCTTGTCGAGCGTGACCGGCTCGGGTTTATCCCAGTCCGTCGTTTCGAGCGTCAGTCCTGTGGGGTCAGACATCGGGAGAGCCTTTCGCGGAGAGGGCGCGGAGCAATGCGAGCAGGATGAACCGCGGAAGGTCTGACGAGGGTTTCGAGGTCTTGCCAAATTCGATAACGCCGTCGTGTAGAATGGCCCACCATCCGCCGAACCGCGCTCCGACCAATCGTTCTGCGAGAGCAACTGCGGCGTCGATGCTGCCCGTATAGTCAGGAACGACGCGGCGCTCGGCTATCGTGCGAGCTATCGGATAGCCCTCTCCAAACTCTGCATAGAGATCGACGTTCAGCGCATCGTCGCTCCCCGTCGCCTTCTCCAGCCGTTCGATCAGCTCACGCATCCTTGGCCTCCTGGGTGGCGGCGAGGAGCATGGCGCTGTAGACGTCTGTAGCGCGGCTATGTTTTAGTTCGGCGCGTCCTGCAGCGACCATTTCATCGGTCGGATTGACCGGCACAATCACATGGCTTCCATCCGCAAGGCCGAGGGCGGTGAGGATGCGGTTCGCAATATCGAGGGCGTCGCGCCGAGATATAATCGGCTTACCGTCCAAGCCGTCGATCAGCGGTATGCAGTCCGCGACCATTTCCGCCGCGGGGGGATTGGTCACCATTGCTTCGACCTTTCGGCAAGCATGGCGTCGGCGTACATGTATGCGGCGCGCGCAACGATTTGATCGCGCTTCTCGTTCTGATACGTGGTCGGGAAATGATCCAGCGGGGCGAGCGATGCCAGCGCCTGCCCCGCGAACCAATCCCGGAGCGACATGCCGTATTCGGCATCAACAACGAACTTCTCGCCGACGGTCGCGACAACCGGCCCGCGCGGGAACGCGGGCCCCCCGTCCTTCTCCCCGCTCATTGGCTTTCCCTCTTGCCAGAGGCTTGGGAGAGGGCGTCTTCAGCGTCGGCAATCAGCGGGCCGAAGTTGATCTCCTGCCGGACGAGTTCGCGGTGGATAGCTTCCAGCGCTTCGAAAAGTGCAGGAGCGGCGGCGAGGAGGTTGGCGGTGGCAAGAGACTCCGCGTCGCCACCGCCCCATACTCCAAATCCACAATCGGTGATGCCCTTGGCGTTACGGTCGCCAATGCCGATTATGTGAAATCCGTTGTCCGCGAGAAAGACCCGATACGGTCCCTTCGCCCACTTCCTTCCGCCGCTGCTGTCCATGTCTACTCCTGTGTCCGGAGGATGGCCGTGCGCTTCCGCCAGTTCATCGGCGACCGTGACCTGTACAGGCCCAAGTGCTTCTTCCTAATGCGATCGGCCTTCGCGCCTTCGTCCCGCTCTTGCGCCGTCTTTTCCTTGTGAGGATCGACCAGCGCAGGCGCCAGATTGCTTTCACGGTTCTCGCCTCCGTTGCGCAGGCTCTTGATGTGTTCAAGCTCCCACTTGTCGCCCGCTCTGATCTTGCGGCCGGTCAGGTAGCAAAAGCCGTCGTAGCGGTCGAAGGTGCGGAGACGAACGCTCGGTGGCGGCTTGGCGTCTGGCGTCGCGCCAACCCACTCCTGCACGCTCCGACCCATTGCGATTTCTATTCTCATGCCGGTTCGCGCTCCGGCTCTGGCGTCGCGAGGGCGGGTGCATCCGGTTCATGGAACGTGACGCCGTGCTCGGCTCCCCATGCGAACATGAACTCAATCAGGTCGGTCATCTCCTGTTTGGACAGGTCCGATGATCGCTGGCCCCACGGGATGAATGTTGACCCATCCAGGCTCGGCAGGAACTGAACCTCGTTCCCACACGCGGCCATGAAAAGAACCTTCCACTGGTCGGGCGTGTACCGCTTGCCCATGTGCGTGGCTTGGGTCGCGATGTCCGTCAGCATCGCCCACATGCGGCTGTTCTGATCCAGCGTGCGCTTTGTCGCCTTGAACTCGACGCGCGTTCCCCACGGAGATTTGGCAGCCCATGCGGATACCCGCTGGCGGTCGGCGTTCGTGTTGATGACGACAAGAGCGCGAGACATTTTCAACCCGCCATGATGAGAGGTTCGTCGGCGAGCGACTTGCGAAGGGCGGCCTTGACGATTTCGCTGGCCGGCTGTCCATAGCGGCGCACGCGCTCGACGGTCTCGGCAAGCTCGTCGTTGAAGCGGGCAACTTCGCCGGCCATGTTCTTGATGTATGGTTCATCGCGGTAGGCGCGCTTGATGAACGGCGGCAGCTTCGGGCAGCCGATTGCGATGTCGATCCACTCGCGCTTGCCGACCCACAAGCCACCCTGGCATTGGGCGACGTGTTCCGCCGGGAAAGTCCCGCGCATGATCTTGTCGATGAGAACGTGAGCGAATGCAGATTTGACTTCCAACAGTCCGTCATTGCCGACCAGCGCATCCGGAGACGCGCCAGCCTTCAGGTCGGTGTCCTCGATGAACCCGACACGCACCGGGTCGCTGTCGGTCAGTAGCGCGTAGCGGTCGCGGATTTCATCCTCTTGCCGCTTGCCACGATCCATGTTGGCGTTGGAGTAGTTATCCATCGGCTCGCCGGTTAGGATTTCGCCGGCAAGCTTGAGCATGTACGTCTTGCGCGTCTTGCCCTCGCCCTTCGCCATGACAGTCGCGAACTCGGACGCGGTAGGCTTGCCAGCACGCGCCGCGAACCACTCGGGCGTGCCTTGCTCCATATCGTGGATGATGAGCGTCACGCCGGCTGCTCCACCTTGGCGCGTTTCGCCGCGCGCATCGCCAAAACTTCTTCGATCTGCTTTTTGGCTTCCTCGAAACGGTTGGCCGGCAACTCGCCAAGGTTCTCGACCTTCATCACCTTGTAGAATTTGGCGAGCGGAATATCGGCTTCCATGATCGCCAGCCGAAGCGTTTCTATCTGCTCTTCGGTGATGGTCGCGCCGCCGCGAGACGCACTGTTCCCGTCATCATCGGTCTCGCCAACCGCGACGTTGAAGATCATCTTCAGGAGATAGCGGGCACCGTAGGAGAACGCGGCTCCGGCGGCATGGGTCTTCGTCATCACGTCGCCGCCCTTGGCGCCCTTGCC